CCAGAGCATGATAAAATGGTGCAAAGAGTTTATACATTAAGGGAAATGTTAAATAATGCAAAACCTGAATGATAAAGAAATCAGATTAGAAATCCTCAGAATCGTTAAAGAAACTGGTTCTGAGGAGCAAAAAAAAGATCCCTTGCCAATTGCTAAGAAATATTATAAATGGGTAAATAGTGGGACAATCCGAAAGGACCTTACTGACAAGAAGGATTAGACTTCTAGTCTAAAAGACTTTAAATCCAAGAGAAGCCTGTCAACCGACAGATAACATTATCTGATAAATTTAATTAAACTTATAAGAGGAGACAAATATGTCATCACAAATAACAACAGCTTTTGTACAGCAGTATTCTGCAAACGTACAATTGCTATCTCAACAAATGGGATCGTTATTACGAGACAAAGTCAGAGTCGAATCTGTGGTTGGGAAAAATGCTTTCTTCGACCAAGTAGGTTCTGTAACTGCAGTTCAAAAAACTAGCAGACATTCAGACACTCCACAAATTGATACACCTCACGCAAGACGTAGAGTATCACTTTCGGACTATGAATTTGCAGACCTTATCGACAATCAAGATAAAGTTCGTATGCTTATCGATCCAACTTCTACCTATGCTCAAGCGGCAGCTTACGCTATCGGAAGAGCTATGGATGATGTGATCATATCTGCTGCACTAGGAACTGCGTTCACTGGTGAAACAGGCTCTACAAGTACATCAAATGCGAATACAATCGCACACGGATCTGCGGGTTTAACTATTGCTAAATTAAGAACTGCAAAACAGACTCTTGATTTAAACAGTGTTGATCCTTCAATCCCAAGATATATTATTGTAGGACCAAAACAGATCACTGATCTATTAGGGACAACTGAGGTAACTAGCTCAGATTTCAACACTGTCAAAGCATTGGCAAATGGTGAAATCAACTCGTTCCTTGGTTTTAATTTTATTGTATCAAACAGACTATCACTAGATGGAACAACTAGATCTTGTATCGCTTATGCACAAGATGGTATTGCTCTTGCCGTAGGTAAAGACGTTACCGCTAGAATAGATGAGAGAAGCGACAAATCGTATGCTACTCAAGTTTATTACTGTGCAACTTTCGGTGCTACAAGAATGGAAGAAGACAAAGTAGTGGAAGTCCAAGCTACAGAATCGTAATAGGAGGAAATTATGGCGAATGTAAATACTGACTTAGTAACAAACTTCGTAGCTACTCCTATGGTAAAAAACGATAGCCAACAGTTACACGGTGTAAAACGTGTTGCTCAAGGTACTATCGCTTTAGCTGCTGGTGATTTATCAGCAACTGATACTGTAATGTTAGCTCCGATACCAACAAATGCGAGTGTAACCTCAATCAAATTATTTAACGATGATTTAGATTCTGGTACTACTAATACTTGCGATGTCGGCTTATATACTACAGCAATAGCTGCAGTAGATGACGATGCGTATGCTTCTGCAATAACAGACCTAAGAGGTGCTGTTACAACAGGAACTGAAGTAGCATTTGAAGCTAGAAACATAAACAAAATGGGACAGAAAGTCTGGGAAGATGCTGGACAATCTTCTGACCCAGGTGGTTATTACTACATTGGTTTACTTTTTGATGCAGCAGGTGATACTGCTGGTGATTTAAGTTTTATCATCGAATACGTAGTAGATTAATCATTCTACGAGATAGAGGGGATATTTCCCCTCTATCTTTTTTTTTAAAACTATTTTATAAGAACTTATGGCATCAGTAGTGGACATTTGTAACGGAGCATTAAATCAGTTGGGAGCATCAACGATACTCTCTTTAACTGAGGATTCAAAAAATGCTAGACTATGTAATGCTAGATATACGCAAGTAAGAGATTCACTTTTCAGATCACACCCTTGGAATTGTTTACAAAAAAGAGTTCAACTCGCTGCAGATACAACTGCTCCAGCTTGGGGATTTACATCTGCTTATACATTGCCAACAGATTGTTTAAGGCTTTTAAGAATATTAGATTATGACTCAAATCATAAAGTAGAGGGTAGAAAAATACTTACAAATAACTCATCTATGAAAATTTTATATGTTGCAAGAATTGAAGATCCTAATGAATATGATGAGTTATTAAGAGAAACAATATCTGCAGCATTAGCAGCAGACATAGCTTATGCAGTTACATCATCAAATCCAGTATCATTAAATATGTATAATCTTTATCAAACTAAACTAAAGGATGCTAGATTTGTTGATGCAACAGAAGGTCAAAACACTTCTCAAGAAGATGGTATGGCAGATGTTGTAGATGCAAATGATTTTTTAAGTTCGAGGTTCTAAAATGGCTAGAGTTGCTGTTCAACTGACTGACTTCACAGCAGGTGAATTTTCACCTAGACTAGATGGTCGTAATGATTTAGCTAAATATTCTTCAGCTTGTAAAAGATTAGAAAATTTTGTCGTGTTTCCACATGGCTCAGTTGTAAGAAGACCAGGAACATCATTTATAGCAGAGGTTGCCGACAGCGATAACAAAACAAGATTAATACCTTTTGAATTTTCAACAACACAAACTTATATGCTTGAATTTTCAAATTTAAAAATGAGAGTGTACAAAGATAAAGGTGCTGTGCTTGAAGGAGATAAAACTATAACTGGAATCACACAAGCTAATCCTGCTGTCGTAACAGCTAGTTCACATGGTTATTCTAATGGTGATGAAGTATCAATTAGTAGCGTTTCTGGCATGACTGAAGTTAATGGTAAAAGATTTTTAATTGCAAACAAAACTACCAATACATTTGAACTACAAGACAAAGATGGTGTTAATATAAACAGTACATCATTTACTGCTTATGCTTCAGGCGGTGTATCAAATAAAGTTTTTGAATTAACAACACCTTATACGACTGCACAACTTTTTGATTTAAAATTTGCTCAAAGTGCTGATGTTATGTACATTACACATCCTGAACATGAAGTAGAAAAATTATCTCGTACTGGTCATACATCTTGGACTTTGACTGATGTTGATTTTACAAAAGGACCAATGCAGGATCTTAATACTACAGATACAACATTAAATCCTGGTCAAGCAGGAGTAGGTACAGGTGTAGCTTTAGTTGCCTCTGCAGTTACGGGTATCAATGGCGGTTCTGGTTTTCAATCCACTGACGTTGGCAGATTTGTTTTTTTAAATTCAGGTTACGCAAAAATAACTGCTGTTGCAGATACAACAAATGCAACAATCACAATTATAACAGCTTTAGATAGTGCAAGTGCCACAGCAAATTGGAGACTAGGTGCTTTTTCAGATACTACGGGTCATCCTTCTTGCGTAACTTTCTTTGAACAAAGATTGGTATTTGCAGGAACTTCAGAGCAACCTCAAACGATATTTTTTTCTAAATCAGGTGATTATGAAAATATGGATGCAAATATTGGAGGTACAATAGCAGACAGTGATGCTATTATTTACACGATTGCATCTAATCAAGTTAATGCAATTAGATTTATGACTGCCACAAGAACATTAATTATTGGAACAGCAGGTGGTGAGTTTACTGTATCAGGAGGTGGTACAGATGTTGCAATAACACCAACTAATATATTAATTAAAAAACAATCAAATCATGGTGCAGCAAATGTTGATTCAATATCGGTAGGTAATGCAACTTTGTTTTTACAAAGAGCAAAAAGAAAAATTAGAGAACTTGCATATAACTTTGATGTTGATGGTTATTTAGCACCTGACATGACTATACTTGCAGAACATATTACTGAAGATGGAATAACACAGATGGCATATCAACAAGAGCCTAATCAGCTTGCTTGGATGGTAAGAGGCGATGGAGAGCTTATAGCTTTAACTTATCAAAGAGAACAAAAAGTTGTAGGTTGGCATAGACATATTTTTGGTGGTAGATTTGGTAATGCAACAATTACAGTTACTGATTACGATAACATTGCAAATGGAACAAGAATTATTTTAACAAAAGCAGATGGAACAGAAACAACATTTACATCTTCTACAACTGATGTATCTGGTAAGTTTCATACCGAAACAAGTAACAATCAAACAGCAACAAACTTAAAAACATTAATAGATGCAGATAGTAATTTTACAGCAACAGTTAGTAGCAATGTAGTTACGATTACAGAAACAACACCTATATCTACAGGTTTTCTTACTATTACATCTTTAGATGATGCTACTAGATTAGCAAAGACTGATGAGGGTAAAGCAGTTTGTGAAAGTGTAGGTGTTATTCCTACAGACGATACTGAATACGAAGTTTATGTAATTGTAAAAAGAACCATTAATGGATCTACAAGAAGATTTGTAGAAGTCTTAAATACTTTTGACTTTGATGAAACAGATAATACATCATTAAATTTTTTAGATAGTGCATTAACTTATAGTGGCTCTGCAGCTACGTCTATATCTGGACTTGATCATCTTGAAGGACAAACAGTTTCAATATTAGCAAATGGTGCAACACACCCTGACAAAACAGTAAGCTCAGGTGCTATAACCTTAGATCGTTCTGCAACAAATGTTAAAGTTGGTTTAGCTTATACTTCTCTTTTACAAACAATGAGATTAGATGCAGGTTCTCAAAACGGAACATCGCAAGGTAAAACGAAAAGAGTTTATGAAATTACTGCAAGACTTTTAGAATCTATAGGTATTGAGATAGGACCTGACTTATCTAATTTAGAAAGAATACCTTTTAGAAGTTCTGCTGATACTATGGACAAGGGAATATCTGTTTTTACTGGGGATAAAGAAGTAGAATTTAGAGGAAACTATGATACTGATGGATTTATATTTGTAAGACAAACTCAACCTTTACCTTTGACGATTTTATCGTTATACCCAAGGTTAGTTACAAATGATGGATAATATACTACATATAGTACCATACGAGAGCAAACACAGGAGTTTAATTTTGGCAAGTCAAATGAATCACATATTAATGGACAAAGACAAAGAATACAGCATGGATGGCAAGTTATTAGAGGAGAACGGATTAGCTTTTTCAGGAATATACAACGATAAAATTATTGTTGCAGGAGGAATGAAATTGTTATGGGAGGGTGTTGCCGAAGGTTGGGTGATGGCAAATGAGGATGTTTGGAAGCATCCTATAATTACAGCTAGAGCTATTAAAAAAAATTTTGAGAGAGCTGCTAGAGCAAAAAATTTAAAAAGAGTTCAAACTGCAATCAGAAGCGATTTTGCAGTCGGAAAAAAATTTGCAAAGTGGTTAGGTTTAAAAGAAGAAGGTTTAATGAGAAGATACGGATTTGATGGATCAGATCAGTATATGTATGCGAGGATATTTTAATGGCTAATGTAATAGCAGCAGCAGGTTCAGTTGCAGCAGCTAGACAAGCTTCTGCTATGGGTAAATATAATCAGCAAGTGCAAGAAAGAAATGCGAGAGTTGCTGAACAAGAAGCAGAAACCTTAAGAAGTAAAAATGAATTTGATATAGCAAGATTTGATCAAGAATTATTACAACTTGCTGGACAAACAACAGTAAGTATAAATAAATCTGGTGTAGAGTTGTCAGGTTCTGGATTAAATATTTTAAATTATAATACTAGACAAGGTGAAATACAAAAAGATGTTTTGCGGTACAATTCTATTGTTGCTGAATCAAGAGCAATAGAAAGAGCTAATTTTGCTAGAGTAAGAGGATCTATAGAAAGACAAAGAGGTCGTGCCGCAAGAAATGAGGCTTTGTTTAGAGCTGGATCTTCTTTATTAAGAGCAAAAGATGAGGATTCTATATTTGGAAATTAATTATTATGCCAAAAATACCTACATTTGATACAAGAATTAGAAGAACAGAAGTTACAGGAGCAGCTCCTTCTTTACAAACAGATATAAGAGCAACAGGTGCAGAATCAACAGTTGTTAGAATACAAGATGATTTAAGAAGAGAAGTAGAATATTATTCAAGAAAAAGAGCAGCAGAGCAAGATTTGCAATCAAGAAAAATTGCTTTAGATATAGCAGGCGATGCTGATAAAATAGTTGAAGGTCTTAGAACAAATCCTGAAGAAGAACTATCAGTAAATACATATAATGAAAAAATAAAACCAATAGTAGAACAACGTCTTTCAAATATAAAAAGTAAAAATATAAAAAAACTTGTAAACAAAAGATTAGAAATTTTAAATATTACAAACATTGCCACGATTAAAAAAAACTCACATAAAGAATTTTTGAAACAAGATTTAACTACCTATAATAATGATCAAAATATATTATTAGCTAAATATAAAACAGCAGATGACGCAATGAAAGTTTTATATATAAGAGAATTAAATCAAAACGCAGAAAATTATAATAGAAAACATATTCTTGGTAAGACTAATTTAGAAAATGAAAAAAAAAGAATTAATGCTTTACTTTTATTTAGCGATGCAGGTACTTTTTCTTTAAGAAAAAATGGTGAAGAGATTATAAATAGAAGAGATAAAGAACTTGGCACTAAACAAACTTTACCTGATGGAGTTTTTGGACTTGGTGTTTTTAATGCTTTTAGAAATAATATTGAAGCTATAACTGTTGTCGGAGATGACAATGCTGATTTCGATCAGGCAAAAGTTTTATTAAATAGATTAAAAAATTTTAAAAGGGGAAACAGTAAAATAATTGTTGGAGATCTTGCTACAAAGTTTGCAACTCTTGAGCAAAAAATTTTAACTGAGGAGGCTAGACATAATAATACACAAGATCGTAAAGGAGAGAATAAAATATTTTTAACTTTTTCAACAGGAATTAAAAGAGATTTACAACAAAATATTACATTTAAAGGATCAGGTGTTCCACCAACACCAGCAGATAGAAGAGCTGCAACTGAATTAGGAACTGAGTATGACGAACTTTTAAAAAACTTTTTAGATAATAATCCAACAGCTACATTAGAAGAAAAAAAATCTTTTGTAAGAAATATGAGTTTTAGTTTAAGAAATATATATTTAGATAAAAATTTACAAGCATTAAAAGCAAGAGAATTTGATACTGATACATTTGATATAATAGCAGAAAAAAATAGAGTTTTTAGAGATTTTAAATTATTATCTGAAAATAAATTAGATCCAGAAGTAAAAGCAAGATATCAAAGAATTGCAAGAATAAATGGATATATAACCACTGTAAAAACTGAGGGTAAGAAAGATCAAAGAGTAGGTGATCTTAATGCTTTTTTTAATGATTATATTCCTATTTTAGAAAAACAATCAAAAAGATTAGAAGCTCAAAAATAACATGACGACTAAAATATCATCAGAAGTTTTAGACATAATAGGACTTAATGAACAAGAAGTAAAACCGATAGAGCCTGTTCAACCTGGTATAAATCCACAACCTGATGAAAAAGATTTTAATTTTTGGTTTAAGTTAGAAGATATGGCTAACTCAATTCCTCAAGG